TAGATGATGATGTTGGATAATACCAAACAACTTCTGTAAATAAATTATTTAATCCTGCACTTATTTGTTGTCCTTTTGTAGTGTCAATATTTTCAAATACATGGTCTTCTACACTACATGGTAATGATTTAACTGTACCATCAAAAGCAAAGAAACCTTTTGGTGACATCCAAAAAGCAACACCATCAATTTCAATAGCTGCATTTTTACCAATCAATCCACAGTTTGTACCCACCTGTTCAAAACCAAATGTAAAAGGTGCACCAATAAATTTCATGGTGTACAATGCATTATCTGTCCATATCAAAATACTTTCTTTTGCTTTTAGAGCACCAATAATTTTAGTGCCATCTTGTAGTCTTTGTGTACCTGCAGTGTTTATTGCTGATGGCGCATAAGTGTTTATCCCCTCTTGATCTGAAAATCTTATAAACATATCATCTTGTGTAGTAGTTGTTCCGATAGTTGTTTCAGTAGCTAAATGAATTAAGTGTCGTGTTGTAGGAGATATTAAAGTTAATCTAGTGGCTGTTGGATTATTATTTGTTTCAAACCCACTTGTAGTTGTTGAAGCTCTATTATCTAAAGCTGATGCAGCTCCACCATTCCATGTAAATGTTTTACCATTTGCAACAGTTGCAATTAATACTTGTCCAAAATTATCTAGTGACCATAGACCTGGTTCAAGTGAAACTTCAGATGCAGTTGCTGCTTCTCCCCAGTTACCATCACCCCATGCTCCTATACCCCAACCATAACCATATGATTGAGCTCTTGGTCCTACAGGTTCATAAGGTTTAATACTTAAACTACCACCTGTTGATACTGTACCACTAGCGTTAGACGATTGTGTAATTGTAAATGTGCTTGATGTAGGAACAGTAATTACTTGAAAGTTTTTATCTTCAAAATCAGATGCACTAAATCCTGTACCACCGGGAAGCGTTACACTATCCAACTGAACTATATCTCCTACCGCTAAACCGTGTGTTGATTTAGTAATTGTGCAGGTAGGTGATCCACTAGTTGTTGCAATGGTTGCAGATGTTAAAGTAGTTTTCAAAGGTGTAATGTCATATAGTTGACCTTCAAAATATAATAATAAAAATTTATCTGTGCCGATTGCTACATATCTGTTACCTGCTAGATCTGTAAAAGCGTGCATAGCTCTTGCAACACCTACTATTGTGTCAGTTACAAGAGAAGACCAACCACCAACTTTTTCTGGTTGACCATATCTAAATCTTACATTGTCAGAATCTATCCAACGGTTTTCTGCACCGGAGTCTGATGATTGTTTGTCGATTCCGGGAGCGAATCTATATTCTATTAGAGCCATGATCCCCGGTCCTATATTTTATCTTTATATGCCCAGCCTCTCGTTGCATTTACAAATACTAAAGTAAAAGCCGATGCATTTACTGATACTACTAAATTAGATGCTGCACCTAAAATATTAGAACCATTTCTGGCTATTGTTAAGTTGTTTGATGCAAAGTTATTCCCGCTATCTATGAAAGTTACTTCTGATCCAACACTTGGTGATGCTGGTAATGTTATTGTAACAGCTGTTCCAATACCAGCTCCAGATGTGTCAACTAATAATTGATCACCCTCAACAGCTGTATATGCTCCTGGAACTGTATAATATCCTTTTTCTCTTAGTCCTAAATTAACATTTGTGCCGTCAGAATATACTAAACATTTTGATCCTACAGGAATAGCCACTCCAGTTCCAGATACAGTTTTAATTGTTAGTGTACGATTACTTGATCCTCTAGTAGTTGCGTCTTCAACAATAAAAACTCTTTCTGCAGAGTCAGGCATTGTAACTGTTCTATCTGCAGATAATGTGCCAGTAAGTTTAAAATATAAATTTTTACCATTTGATACAGCATGGTTAGATAAAGCTAAAGCTACATCACTTGATGCAACATCAACAGAAATATAACCACTAGCTGCTTGTTCTAATATTTGTAAATTTGTGTTTGTAATAGTACCCCAGGTACCTGATTTTTCACCTGTTGTTATTAGTTCTAGTTTTAAATCACTTGACGTACTTGATGCCATATTACTCCTATGGGTTTAATGGGTCAATCTCAACCCATGTTTGTGAAACCCCTGGGGGAATCGGGTTCCATGATATCACATCTACTGTGCCTGTTGCAAGGTTTATTCTGTTACCTGTTACAGGAACTTGTTGGTCCACTCTTGTGGTAACATTACCAATTGTTGCATTTATTCTACTACCTGAAAGAATAACAAGAGCTTTACCAACTATAGCTGGAGAACCTGAGTTTAGATTAACTCTACTACCAGTAGCGGCAGCTCTAATACTAATACCCCCTGAACTTCCAAAAGGTGCTGCTGCAAATGACGATCCTCCAAAATACATTTATTACCTCGCTGTTGGAAAGGTTGAACTATCCCAAGTCATTGAAACTCCTGGTACTACACCATCCCATTTTCTAATTAAAGCCTCTGATGTAGATAAGTTTGTTCTACTTCCTGTAGGTAACACAGTTGCATCTGCAGTTATCGTTACTGTTCCAGAAGATAGATTTGTTCTACTTCCAGTAACCGATACAACAGCGTTAGCTTCTACATCTGCATTACCAATTGTTAAATTTATTCTACTACCAGTTACAGAGAAATTTGCATCTGCTGATATTGTTACGGTTCCAGTATTTATATTAGCTCGAGAACCAGTAGGTTCAACAGTTGCTTTTCCAACTATTGTTGGACTACCACTATTTGCATTTATTCTACTTCCAGATACCGGATAACCAAAAGCAATAGTAGGTGTACCTGTATTTAAATTTACTTGACTTCCTGTAATTGCAGTTACAGCTTTAGCTACAATAGTTGGATCACCTGTAGAAATATTAACTTGTGATCCATCAGGTGTAACTATAACACCAACACCCTCTATAATTGTAGTATTACCTATTGAGAAATTTACTCTGCTACCAGTTACGGCAAAATTAGCTTCACCAACTAATGATACTGTTCCAGTAGATTCGTTTATTCTAGAACCAGTAACATTAACAAAAGCGTTAGGGTTAAAGCCGGGATCTCCAAAAGGAGACGCTGCAAAGGGTGTTCCTCCAAAATACATATAATATAATCCTTAAAAGGAGACAGGGGGTATGTGGTGGTGCCCTGCCTCCATCTAAGAATTATATCATCGTTTAAACCAGGAAGGAAGACCTAAATGTGGGCGTCTGTCAAACATGTTATCCTTCGCTCCTGGAGTCTTACGATTGTTATAATGCAGAAAAACCTGTACGCATTGATCACCCTTAAATTTTTTTCTCCAATGTTCTAATTCCATACCTCGATAAACTAGCATATCTCCTGGTTTTAAATCTACTTTAATACCCTTAGCTTTGCTAATAGTCGTTATTTTCTTACCATCAGGTATACCTACATTTTCATTTGGACTTAAATAAATAGACCATTCATCACCACCTAGATTCATAGTTGTAGATATTTCACAAGAAAATCTATCTTTATGTCTTTTTAATTCATCTCCTTTTTTATATATTCTAGCGTATGTATAATTAGGATCTAATTTTAAATCTGTTGTTTTTTCCATAATAGGTTGACATTTAAGCAATAAAGTCTCCATAGCCACATTTGCATACTGAGCGTAAGTAAAAGGTATTTGATTATCTGCATCTTCATACCCACCTAAAATATTTTCAAACGGAGAAAAATATCCGTGTTTTTTACAAGTATCATAAACCTGTTTTTGCATTAGAAAATAATTCATAACAAAAGTTGCTAAATCTTTTGATATAGCTTGACGAATAATTATGTATTTATTTTTTTTAAACGACATCTTTAGCCATCTCTTTCGGTACTGCCTGTATATTCCAATGTATAAACCTAAATGGTTCGATACCAAAATCCACTGCATACTCATGTTCCAAGTATCCTGGAAATATAATTAATGTTCCTGGTTTTGGTTTGATATGAAATTGTTCATTACCAGGCCATACACCTTTTAAGTTTTGTTTCATTTTTAATTTTGTTGTTCTTGCACCAGTTTTTGGTTCGTGAAATATAGGATAGGATGTTTTATCACTACATTTTAAAAAATAAAAACCAGACACGTGTTGGTTCCAATGTATGTGAGCAGAGTGATGACCGCCACCTTTTTTAGCAAACTCTTGTACCCACAACTCACTAAACATAGTTTGATATAGTGACATATCATAACCTTGGTGATCTAAATATTCCCAAGATTTTTGACCAATGTAATTTCTAAAATCTAAAAAATCATTGTCAGCTGTAAGTGGTGTTGAGTGATATGATCTGCCAAAGTCACCGTTTTGTTTTATCCAATCTGTTTCTCTTTTACGAGCATCAACAATATATTTATTGCTTGCTTTGTTTAACGATTTAACAAACTCTGGTTTTTCCTCACTCCATATTACAGTTGGAAAATA